GCAGCTGCCCCGCCCACGCGGCGCCGAGCTCCCAGTAGTCGTTGGTGGTCGACATCGCCACGCCGGTCACGGCCTTGGAGTAGACCGGGTCCTCGGGCACCCACCGCTGGTTCACCAGCTCGTAGCCCGACCAGAAGTCGGCCGCGCGCCGGGCGAAGGTCGCGGGGCGGCGGCCCGCGCGGGTCGCGTGGGCGTAGCGGCGCCGCATGTCCTGTTTGACGGCCTCGGCGATGCCGAGGCGGCGCAGGAAGTCGGCCTGCTCGCCCGGCCGGTCGTACAGGGCGGGGGCAGCCGGCCAGGTCACGCGGAGCAGCCCCACGCCAGCAGCCACGCCGCGTCGTTGGTCATGCCCGCCGGGACGGTGACGACGGTCCCGGCGATGACGCCCGCGGCCACGCCCGAGACGGTCGCGCCCAGGAACGCGGCCTGCTTCACGATCAGGAACTCCCCCGACAGGTCGGCGGTGTCCAGGGTGGTGACCTTCCGCAGCGCATACAGGACCGCCTTGTCGGCGACGCCGTCGGCCCACACCTTCTGGACCTGCTGGTTGGAAAGCACAGCCATCGGGGGCCTCCTGTTCTCAGCCCGGGGAGACGGGTGACGTGCGTGCCGCGGCGGGGAAGCGGGGTCTGGGCGCGGGCGCCCGGGCGGGGACCGGTCAGCTCGGTCGCCCGGGCACGGGTGCTATGCGGGCGCGGTCAGCCCTTGCCGGCAGCCGTGCCGGCGTCGGTGGTCTCCCGCGCGCGGGCGTGGGTGGGCGCTATGCCGGCCGGGTCGCCACGGCGCGCACGTCGGCCGGGCTGGGCCGCACATCGATCTCGATGTCGGCGAAGCCGGCGGCTTCCAGCGCCTCCCGCAACGCGGCCGGGTCGATGCCCTGGTACTGCTCGCCCGGGTGCAGGACCGGCCCGCCGTCGATGCCGGAGTGGACCGGCCGGCCGGTGTGGGCCATGGTGGCGACCAGGCGCCCGCCGGGCCGCAGCGCCCGGCAGGCGGTCACGCAGATCTCCCGCCAGGCTGGGGCGTGCTCCAGTGTCTCGCAGCACAGCACCAGGTCCCACCGCCGCGGGTACGGGTGCCAGACGGCCGCGTCCGCGATGATGTCCACGCCCTGGTCCTTGCGGATGTCCAGCACCGTGTAGCTGGCGTTGGGGAACAGCGGCCTCACGCTTCCGTTGATATTGCGCCCGCCAATATCAAGGACACTGATGGCTTCGTCCGTCGCAAAGCGCGAGACCCACTCATAGGCTTCTGGGTGCAATGCCCTTCTCCCTGCCCCGGCGGTAGCGACTGCGCCTGGTCTCTCTTTGGCAGGTGCGGCAGGTTCGCCAGCCGCTTGTCCTGGTCCGCGTATTCTCGGGCGTCCAGAGATGGCCGCGCCGGCAGGTCAGCCTCCTGTCCCTGTCGTAGCGGCGGTGGCACCGCACGCACAGCGCCATCCAGTCGCCGGCCTCGCGCTTGTACTCGCCCGAGACGTTGGCCCATTCCAGTCCGCCGGTCTTGCCGCAGAACTGGCAGCGGGCCGGGCGTCCCTTCAGGCGGCGCACCCACTGGTGGAGACCGGCGTAGCTGACCGCGTCGCCCTTCCAGTCCGGTCGGGCCGCGTCCCGCACGAAGCGGTGGTAGCAGCCTGGCGAACAGTACTTCCCGCCGCCCCGGGCAACCTCGGATGCCTTCGCCTGGAAGTGCTTGCCGCAGGGACAGGTACGGTCGACCATGGCCATGGTCATCGCCCTCCTACCAGGGTGGTGGCCTTGAGGCCGGGAGGGGGTCAGATCCCTTCCGGCCTCGCTATTTTACCAGGTCAGAGCGCCTTTCCAGGACGATCATGCCGTGGCGGTAGGTGATCTCGGCGACCTCGCCGCCGGCCTGGCCGAGCTCGGCCAGCAGCGACCGCGCCAGCGCGAGCATCGAGGCGTCGAACAGGGGCCAGTCGTCGAAGCCGACCTGCCAGTCCTCGACCACGTACCAGCCGCCCGGCGCGACCAGCGGCCACAACAGCTCCCAGGTCGCCCGGGTCAGCGCGCCGTCGTGGCTGGCGTCGTCGACGACGAGGTCGAACCGGGGGCTGACCGCGGCGAGCCGCCGCGGCAGCGCGGGGTCGTCCTGGGCGGCGACGATGCGGTGGGTGCCGTCGGGCCAGCGCGCCGCTGGGTCCTGGTCGACACCGACGACCAGGCCGGCGGGGAACAGCGCCCGCCACATGTCCAGCGAGTGGCCTCGGTGGACGCCGACCTCGCAGACCCGGCCTTCGATGCCGATCTGTCCGGCGAGGCGCAGGTAGGTCGGCAGGTAGCCGAGGTCGACCTTGTCGGTGAAGAACGGTCCCGGCATGCGCCTTCAGGTCTTCGCGTGGGTCCGGGTCGTGCGGCCCTCGGGGGGCCTGGCGCGGGCCTGCTCCTCGTCGGCTTCGGCGGCTGCGGCGCGTTCCTCGGCGGCAGCGGCGGCCTTCTCCGCCTTCTTCTGGGTCGTGTAGCCGAGCTCGGCGAGCTGCTTGTCCACCGCCTCGACCCGGGTCGTCTGCCCGTACGCCTTGGCGTTGTCGCGCTCGGCGAGGAGCTGGCGGACCTGCGCGGCCTGCTGGTAGGGGAGCTCGTCAGCCATCCGGGGCCTCCTCGAAGCTGGGGGTCAGGTAGTTCAGGTGCACCGGGCGGACCTCCCACGCGACCGGGACCTCCCGGGTGACGTGCTGGTAGTGCCACATCGAGAACTGGGTGTCGCCGAACTGCGACCCCTGCGACGCCGCGAAGAACCCCCGCAGGACCGCCTGTGGCAGGTAGACCATGCCCAGGCCGAACAGGTTGCACACCGGCGCGCCGTCACGGACCGGGAGCGCGCCGCGGGGCACGACGGTCCCCATCCCGTCACCGTTCCAGCTCCGGTGCGCCCAGATGTCGCACGGCAGGTTGTAGACGTCGGCGTAGATCCGGTAGGGCGCGACCAGCACCCGCCCGGGGGTCCTGGCGGCACGGCGGGCGAACTGGCGCAGGTCCTCCTGGCCCACCGCGATATCCCACTCAGTCAAAAGTACGTCATCATCGATGGCGGCCAGCGGCCCGTAGTGGTGATTGTCAATGACGAGCTTCTCTATGTCGTCGACGACGTAGGCGCGGTGTTCAGGGATATGCCGCGGCCAGGAGCGAAGGAGCCGCATCCACCCCTCCTAGAGCATGGCCAGTTGCTCACCCCCACCGGCTGCCCGACGGCTCAGGTTGCAGACCAGGTGCGTAAGCCGCAGATTCCACGGGTCGTTCGTGCCGCCCTGGCTGACCGGGATCACATGGTCGAGCGATGCACACATCGGGTCCGGGTGCTGCAGCTTCTTGTTGACACTCTTGCGGCAGATGCCGCACCGCCAGCGGTCCCGGTCGGCGATGAACGCCCGCAGATAGCCAGGCTTGCCCTCCTCGCCCGTACGAGCGCGGAGCTTGCGCTGCAGCGCATGGGCGCCGTAGTTGCATTTCTCTGAGCAGAACAGCGCGTCGGCGCGCATCTGCCGGGGCAGCGGGGCACCGCAATGCATGCAATGCCGGTCGGGCGGCTTGGCCGTGATCCGGGCCGTCTTCTCTGCGGCGTGCCGTGCGAGCGTCTTGCAGTGAGGCGAGCAGTAGGTGCTCGCCCGGCGTTGCTTGGGGCGGTACGACTCCCCGCACCACGCGCAGGCGCGCGGGAAGTCGTCCGCATCGTTCTTCGGTGCGTACCGGGCGCGGTGCCAGTCCCGATAGCACTGCTTGCACCAGCCACCTTTCTTCCACTGCGAGGCAGGCCATTCCGGTTCCGGTTTGACCTGCCCACAGCGGTTGCACTTCTTGAACTCCATGGCCCCATTCTACTAGAGAACGAGGACCACTAAGCTCAAAAAGTAGGCACGGTGAGGCCGGTTCCGTTCACCTTGCCCATCCCGTTTGCATACCTTCGCAGAGAGTAGGCGAAGTAACCGTACAGAACGAGCAGCACCCCCAGGGTGGCGGCTGCCGCCTGCTCGGCCCTGATAAAAACTGGCGCCGAGGGATCCTCCCAGAGGTGGCACTCGGACGAGGGGACGACGTAGATCTCGTCCTCGTTGGTCGCGGTGCCCAGCACGGTCGAGATGTTGTTGTCGACGATGACCTGGAGGCCGTTGGGCAGGACCCCGCGGGAGCCCTCGTCGTAGTTGGCGGCGGTGTTGAGCCCGCCGGCCTGCACGGGGATCGACGGCTGGCTGACGCCTGGCCACAGCGCCGACACCTTCGACTGGATCCAGTACCAGCGGCGCGAGTGCATGACCGCGTGGGTCGGGGAGCCGTAGGACAGCAGCGCCGCCTCCACCCCCGACGCCGCCGACAGGATCTTGCCGTACAGGGAGTCGGCGGCGGTCGCGCTCATGAACGCGGGCGCTGCGGTGGTGAACGCGGTCGAGGTCGCCACGGCGGACAGGCCGGTGGTGGCCTGCACGATCAGGGTCGAGTCCAGGACGGTGGCGTAGCGGCGGAACAGGTCGTCCATGACGACCTCTTCGATGCCGGTGCCGCGGTCGATCGCCTGCCGCGACAGGGTCTGCTGCCCGGCCGCGGTCTGGATGTTCTCGGTGAGGAGCGTGTCGTCGATGTTGGTCTCCGACACAGCCGCGTTCTCTGAGGCCTGCAGCGCCACCGAGGTGGCGGTGGTGATCCGGGAGATGTTGACGGTCATGCCGTCGGGCGGGAGGTCGTGCTTGTTGCAGATGTTGGCGAACGGCCGCAGCGCCGCGATGGCGGGGGCCTTCATGTCGGTCAGGTACTGCGGCACGACCAGGCCCGTGAACGCGCCGGTGCCGGCGGCGCGCTCCATGTACTGCCCGGCGCGCTCGATGCGCTCCTCGTGCATGTGGCGGGCGAGCCGCTCACCCGACTGGATGTCGTTGTAGAGGAACGACCGGGCGACGTCGCGGAGGAACATGCCGCCCTTGCGGTCCACGCCGGGGTGGTAGGTGCGCTCCTCGGCGCCGACGCGGGCGAGCTCGTCGTAGGGCTTGGGGACGCGCTTGGCGGCGGGGGTGGGGACGGGCTCCTTGGCGGCCCGCTCGACCTCCAGCTCCTCGGCCTTGACGCGGTTGGCGTTGGCGAGCTTGCCCTTGACCCCCTCGATGTCGGTCTTGGCGCGCTCGCGGCCCTCGCGGAGCAGCTTGATGCGCTCGTCTTCCTCTTCGGACAGGTTGGAGCGGCCTTCCTGCTGGGCGACGGCGACGATCGCCTTGACCTCGGCGGTGGCCTTGTCGCGCCGCTTGGTCGCGGCCTCCAGTTCCACCTCGATGGTGGCGATCAGCTCGTCGATGCTGGCCATGCGTGTGGGGTCCTTTCGGCGTGCCACCCAGGGGGTGGCGGAACGGTGCCGCTGGCCGTTCCTGCGCCCCCGCCGGTTCGGTCTGCCGGGGGCACGCCTGGAACCACCACGCCGGTTCGGTCTGCCGGGCGGTGTGCGTCTGCGGTGGGGTGGGTGGTGCTAGTCCTGGCTCAGCGCTTCCTCGGCCAGGACCAGCTCGACGGACGAGCCGGCCCTGACCAGCTCCCGCGCGCCGGTTCGGTCTGCCGGTGGCGTGAGCAGGGCCGGGATGGTGAGGTCGCCGCGGGCGGCAAGGACCTCGAGGGCCTCCCGCGCGGCGATCTTGGGAAGGTGCGGCAGCGCTGCGAGGATGTCCCCGGAGCGTGCCGCCACACTGGTGAACGGGTTGGCGCCGTAGGTCACCGGGCCGACGTCGCCGCGGTCCAGGTCCACCTCGGTGATCCGGTACTCGGTGTAGTCCGGCGACCACTGGCCACTGACGATGGTGAACATGAACGACTGCTCGGTGACGTCGCCGTCGCGGATCGCAGTGACCATCTGCTCGACATCGGGACGCTTGGGGTTCAGCCACGCGCGGTCGCCGAGGCCGGTCTCGTCGGCCCACAGCTCGAGGCGGCCGTTGGTGGTGCGGGCCATTGGCGTGCCGGCGTGGTTGAACCGGTAGACAACCTCTGGGCCGGCCTTCAGCGTCTTCTCGAACGCCTCCGCTGAGACGATCTCCATATAGGGGCCGAGCCAGTCCCACATCTCGTAAGCCCGCTCCGTTACCGAGGCATAACCCTCGACGAGGTCGAACTCCTGGCCGTCTTTCTTGACCCGCTCGACGCGCAGCTGGCTGGGGGCGCGAACGTCGTCGCGCTTGGCGAGCCCGCATGGCATGCCGAGCGGCTCGGAAGCCTCAGCGACAGCGGCGGCGCGGGCTTGGGCGGCGGCGGCGTGCAGGGCGACCCTGTCGGTCATGGCGTGGCTCCTGCGGTCGCGGCGGTGGGGGTGGTCTTCGGCGAGCCGAACAGCCGGTCGAACTCGGCGAGCTGGCTCTCGGTGAACGGCGGCAGGTCGTCCTTCTCGCGGACCTCCGACGGCGCCCGCTGCCGCGACGCGATCAGCGCCA